TAGAGTAAGATACTGAACATTAGCATTCTTGTGCTCTTCGGCATACACTAACTGATAGTGTGTGAAAGAAGAAGGGTCAGAACTAGCGTATTCTAGCAGACCATCAACAAAACAAAGGTAGTTCATTTGAAAAATTCCTCAGGTGGATTGTGAATAAACATAGATTTTTTCATCTTTCCTATACCCTTCCTCTCTGTAAATCCTTCGGGTATAGGTCCATCCCACCCATTCTTCTTTGCTTGTCCTACTGAGGGGAACAATTCCATTTCGACTGCTAGATGTGCTAATGTCCAATGTGGTTGTATTTCAGTGTGGTCGTTTGGGTCAAATCCCCACCAGTCAGATTCTGGTAGGGAAAAGACACCAGGTTTTACAAAGTTGAACTCAAACTTCATCTTCCTTATCAGACAGGACAGTTCCCATAGGACCTTTTTTGATACGCTCCCACTCTTTTTCTGCCTCAAGCATATCATCAAACTTCTTCCTCAGGTCTTCACCCAAAGTCAGTTCAAACTCATCTGCAACCTTACGCATATCCTCTTCTTTTCGACCTTCACCAAATGCGAGATTACAACCACCTTTCATAATGTTGATGTCATCGTGACCCATTGCACGGGCAACGGTTGCGAAAAAGGCAAACAGTTGATAAGTGTTAAGGTCTTCGGCAGGAACCTGAAAAGTATAATGCTCTTCGGGGAGCATCATATCATCAAAACCACCACTGTAATGGGTGGAGGTCCATTCAGTATCAAAGTGAACTTTCAGGGTTGCTTTGTAGGTCATAATGGAGTTCGACTCGGGGTTTTTTGTCTGTGAGGTAATCATACAGCATTCGGGCGAACCCGTACTGAGGTCTTGTGCCAGTTTCAATACTGGATGAGGTGGCAACAGTCCACATTATATCAAGTTCTCTTTTATCAGGAAGTTCTTTCATCATCTAACTCCACATCCTTTACGAGGTCTTGTAATCGTTTCATAATCTCTTCATCCATAGGAATAACTTTCTCCTTACCAGTTTCAATATCATCTACCATTTGAAGCAAACTATCCAGGAAGTGTTTGGGATAAATCTCATCTTCTAAACTATCCCAGAAGTAAAGAATACACTGCTCTAATGGGTCATCAGAGACAAGAAGAGCATAATCCTTATAGTTATTTCCCATCAAGTCTGCCCAATTTTTAAAAGCATACCAACAGTTATACCATCCTTGAATAATACAAGAATTCCAGATGTAACTTATCCAGGACATTTTGGGTTCTTTGATGTCTGTTCCTAAAAGTGGTTTTGAAAACATTATTCCTTACCAGGTTGAACATAAAATAACTCATCACGCCAGTTGCGACCAGCAATATCAAAAGTAAAACCTAACTTACCAATAGAGAATAAGAAAGAAAATAACCTACCATATCCCATAGAGATTTGCAGATAAGGCCACTCTATCCACTTACCATACTCACCAAAATCAAAAGCAAGTTGAAGAAGTGAGTATTGTCTTCCAGTACAAAGAGTCATATAATACTCTTTTCCATAATCTTCTCTTACACCAAACTTAATGAGTTTCATTCTTCTAGTTCCTGTGCTAATTGTAGTATATCATTTTTGTCCAAAACAATCAAGTCGTTCTGAGCAACATAATATTGAACTGTATCAGCAATAATGCGGAGAACAGCAGAAATCAGTTTTTCTTCTGTATCAGCACCAGAGTTTCGTGCTTCCCATATAGCATTCATAAATGATTGTGATCTTTCAGTCATATTAAATATAAAAATTAAGATTTGCCGACATTGATATCCTTAAAGAGTCTGATTTATTTTCATTAACTGAATGTAATAAATCTGATGGGAAAATATAACATCTATTAGTTAATGCTGGAAATGTACAAGTTTCATTATTATAATTTTTTTCTAAAAATTCCTCTTCAAAAAAATCAATTAATTTTGTTCTCAAACAAAAATTAGGATTTAAAAATTCTATATCACCACAATCTTTTGAAGTTTGTATATACCAAACCAAAGATAAGTCTGCTCCTGGATGAGCATGTAAGGTGTTGAATGAATGTTTTTGGTTAACATTTATCCAACAATTTTCAACTCTAAAATTTGGCAAAAATGATAAATGTTTTAAAAAATATTCAAAATAGTTTGAATAAAAAAATTGATCCTCATGTAAATTATATTCAGAATGCCATGATCCACTTCGATTTGATGCCTTAATACCAGAAGTTTTTTGTGAAATATCTACACAATACTTTGAAAGATTTTCTGGGACCAATATTTCTAATTCCCATATTGAAGTTGGAAAACAATTATGTATTTTCATTTCAATCTAAATGATGAGGTTTTTCAGTATCAAACGAGTACCATTTTGATATTTTAAGGCACATTAAGATGGTCTGATGTTCACGTTCATATAACTCCCAATCTCCTTTGCATTTTGCATCATATCTACGTTGATATGCACAACACCATATATTATAATATATTTTCGCTTTTTCTACTGATGTCATCAATAAGGTAAAGATTTCAGACCATCTAAAACTTCTTTAAATCTTTCTGCACGATTATTGTGATATTTAACATTTTCTTCTAAAATATCCACAATATCATCCAAAATTACATCCACTGGAGCATTAGTGTCAAAATACTGTTGGATTGCTTCGGTAAGATATCTTTTCCGACTCCACTCCATACTATAGGGTTTGTAGTCCATAATCAAAGAGTTATATATTGAAATTATAAAGTATCTAGGATAAATTGTCAATATCTAAGCATTTTTCAAACTTATCTCTTAATTCATTGAGTTTTGTTTGATGTTGAAATTCCATAATGTGATCTTTTATTTCTTTTTCTTCTTCGGTAAATTGCATACGATATTTTAATTTAATATCAATCAATCGCACCATGTCCATATAGTGCTCTGAACTTTTATTAACAAACTCTTCGTAGGTCAATGTTTTTGCCTCCCAAAGATTAATCGCGTTGGCGCCAATCTTCTGGTTTATCTTTTCCCTCTGTCCACCAATCAACCATATCATCAACACTATCAAATCCACGCTTACCAAATCTTTCGTGCCCTAAACCACCAATATCAAGTTGATTCAAAAAATCATCCATATCACCTTCTTGCATATCGGGATTTTCTGCTTTTCTTCTTGCCTGACGAAGAATAGTAGAAGCAGAACGATTTGAATTTGCAAGCTTCTCTGCCCAAATCATGTCTTCTAAACATACTTCTTCATGTTTAGCAATTTTCTGACAGATTGCTTCAAGACGAAGACGATATTGTGTAGAGAGCATATGTAATCTCCAGATATAATCTATTTATTTTTTAGATTCTAACTCATTTTGAAATTCTTTGGCAAGTTTATATGCTCTTCTCCACATCAAATACTTTACAATTGGATTTGCTGGATTATAAAGTATCCACCACTTTGTTTTTTCATATTGCAATCTTGCAAGTTGGGTCAGCATATAACATGCTCTAGCTACCGATTGATCCGTAATAATCAAATAGGCAATACAAAAAAATATAATAAAATAAATGTATGAAGAATTCATCTTCTTATTGTTTTTAGATAGTTTAGAACATGTTCACGAACTTCCATAAGTTCATTATAACATTTTTGATTGTGAGCACAGTTACGCAATTCGTGGTCTGGTTTATGAACACTTTCTATAAACAAATCAAGTCCTCGATTCCATTTTGAATTGTGTTCTTCATCCATAATTTTTAACCGTATTGTAGTATTTAACCAAAAAATTTTTCAACAGTTGCAGTTTGTCCCTTTAATGACTTGACTTGTTTTAGGATGTAAGACTTTGCTGTTGAATAATTATTAGCGGTGTGAACTTGATAACCGTTGTGAATGATTACAAATTTTTTACCCCACGGAACCGCAGCCCACATTCCATCCTTAGTTACATAACCATTTGGGTCTCCTGGTTTAGGATTCAGGAGACCTTCATTTTGAATATTCATCCGAATACAGCAGTTACGCCAATTACTTTTGCGGTGGGATTACGAGCAAGTGCAGTTCGCTTGGCATCATTGTAATCACGCGCTTCAACAATCTCATCAAAAACCTTTCCAGCGACGTAGAGTTGAACTTTGCAGCGCATTGGGGGATTCCTCCTTGTGTGTAAGTAGTTTAGCAGAAAAATCAGCGTTTGACAACGCTGATGGCAGGTTGTCCTTGATTGAACACGGTGTCCACCACCGCCTGCACCTTCTTAGCGGTGCTGATGCCCACAGAAGAGTAGACAGGGATGCAGACCAACCCAAATGCCTTGGTGTAGTCTCCAAGGGCACCAGGGGCGATTCTGCCGCTCCTGAGCGCCTCTGCGTCGTCCTTGTGCAGGCGGATGACCCGTCCAATGGTCTGGGAGATGCCAATGTAGTCCATGGACCGCATGAACAGCACTGCCTCCAGACCAGAAACGTTGATGCCCTCAGAGAGGATGCTGTGATGAAGCACAACGAACTTTTTGTCGTTGTCCTTGCCCCAGGCACTCAGAGTGTCAAAGAACACCTCACGGTTGACCTTGCGTCCATCAATCACGGCACCAGTCTTGGAAGTAATATACATCCAAGAGAATCCACGGTCCTCCAGTTGCTTACAGAAATCAGTCTGAGAAACCAGATTCTGAATCTGCTTGGTTGCCTTAGAGCAGACAAGAACCTTGCCCACTTCCTGAGCATCAATAGTCTGAATCAGGTTCTCACAGTCAACATCGGCAACGATTTGACCCTTAGAGAGCATCTCAAACTGCTGCACCACAACCTTAGGGGGAACAATGAAACCACCGTCCACCAGTTCAGGAGCAGGCACGTTACAAATTACCTGACCATAGACTGCACCATCATTCATCCCAGGTTTGGAAATAGTAGCAGAATGCTTAGGAGTAGCAGTGAAGAAATAGCAGCGGTCAGCAGCAGAAGAGAAGTGCTCCGCAGCAGGGAAAAAGTTACGTTGAACAGAGTTGTGTGCCTCATCAAAGTAAATGGTATTGACGGGAATATCTGCCTCCTGCAGACGCTGCAGGGAGTTGTAGGTGGTGAAAATCAGTTTGTGACCCTTTGCCTGTTCATACCAAGCACGAATCACATTAGGGCGAGTGCTACTAAAGTGATGAGTCTCACCACTGTGAATGTGAAGAACCTGTGCATTAGTGATAAATTCAAGGAACTCACTAGACAACTGCTCTGCCAGAAGGATGCGTGGCGCCACGACTACAATCGTCTGAGGAGTTTCTTTCAGAAACTCACGAATGGCATCAAAGATAGCAACGTTAGTCTTGCCACCGCCAGTTGGGATAATCACTTGACCCTTCAGATACTTGGCAAGGGCATCCAGAGCACGTTGCTGGTGAGGTCGGAGTTGAATCACAGGTCTCATCGCGTATGGGACTATTATAGCAGAAAAAGGGCACCCGCAGGTGCCCGTGTGCCAGTTATGAAAGTGGTTTAGGTTAGAGAATAAACTCCAGGTTCCCCTTCATCTGAATAAAATTTTAGATAGTTTAATTTACGCAACTTTTGAAGATCCGCAAGAACAGTACCCTTAAAACTTTTTTCAGAGGAGTAAAATGGATTTTTTCTCCTTAAAACTGGAGAAACCAATTCATCCACATCTTTGTATTTGAATTTTTCTCCAGTTTCATAGGCAATTTCCAAAATTGTGAGAATGGTCTTCCAATTTGTAATTTTTTCCATCAAAGTTTAACCAGTTCTTCACCATCCATACCACAGATTTGAGGAGCACGATAACCGAACTCCAGATAGTTACGAAGTGAAAAATTCTCAGAGTTAAACGTCTCAAGAGAAGAAATCACACGATAAACCTCTTGCTTGCGAGTTTCCACAACTTTCCGCAAATCATTACCATCCTTCACATTAGAAGTGGTGACATAGAAGTGAACCACAGTCTTAATACCTTTGGAAGCGGCATCAAAGAAAATAGGCAGGAAGTCGCGGAGAAACACCTTTTGACTTGCCTCATACAGGCGATGCACAACTTTGACGTTTTCTTCCAGTTTGTAATCCGATTCACGAATCACAAAACCTTTGTCAAGAACAAGCATATCAATGGCATCATTACGGGAAATTGATGCCAGGAATGCAGTCTTACCAGTGTTGTTGAAGATTGCCTTCTTCAGGTTAGTTTGGTTGAGTTTGGTCTCGTTTGTGGCAAACTTCTCAACCCAGGCACTCACAAGTTCAGGAGTGATTTCAACACCTTCGTTCTTCTTGCGCTCAATGAACAGGATGCCACGTGCCTTATAGTCTTCATAGGCAGCGGCAGTTCCCTCAGGACGCGGTTGGTGAAGCAGACCAATCTCATCGATAGCATCACCCACGGAGAAACCTTCTTTGACACGGAAGATGTCAACAGGCATCCAGGAATAACCATTCTCCTTATACCAACGCAGACGGTGGTTTCCGTTCAACAACCAGTCCATACCTTCCAACATGGATGAAGGGCGCTTACCAAACTTCCAACCTTTCGACATCGAACGGTCGACAGTTTCATAAGAGTTCTTGGTAATACCACGGAAACGACCAACGTTTTCCTTACCAGGTTTCTGAATGGTGTTCACATTCACAGCTTCAGTCTTCACATATTCCAGAGTTTCGTAGTGATCGGGAATAGGATAGGAACGGATTTCTTCTACAAGGCGAAGAACGGCATCATCTTGAGGATGTGGTTGATATTCAGAAGGAATTTCAACATTAAATTCAGTAAAAGTCATTAAAAATTCGGCAATTTGTCCATTTGGGTTTCGGCAGTGTGCCTCAACCACGAAAGTAATATACGATGAAACCACCGCCTTGTCAACCCCTCAACACATTAGAAAAACTTTTCAATACCGATAGGTTTTCCAAATGAATAATCATATTCCAGAGCATCGGCACAAACATAATGAGGATGATCGGGCGATACTCCCAGACGAGAACACAATTCTTTATGATTATCTTCCATCATTTCAACTGCATATAACATGTTATTTAATATATGCTCTTCCGAATGATACTGACAGAGACGGTTTTTAAGAGCAACTAAAAAATTTCCAGACCCTGCAGAATTATCGATAAAAGTACTACTAGGATCTTTCAAAATATTCACATCAATATCATCAATCATACTCTCGACGAGTTCTATTGGAGTAAAAACTTCTTGAGTTTCTCGAATTCTTTCATCTGATCTTTCAATCTCAGATCCAGTTTCCAAATTATGTTTGTTCTTTTTCATTTTTTTCTTCTAGACACTTAATATACGTAGAGATTAAATCATTCTTTCCAAAATGTCTTCTACCATTACAACTCGAAGCAACTTCTCTAAATCTCGTAGCAAACTCTAACAAATTTTCTATAACACAAGGATCTCGTACCTTTAAAAAATGATGACCTTTTGCATAATGTGTAAAGTTTTCTATTTTAACTCTACCACTGGGTCCAGAACCATATTCACCAATAAACACATCTGCTTCGAATCTTCTTTCATAAGGAAGAAACTCAAAATCAGGGTGTTCTCTCATCATTGGAATTTCACCAACTCCTATCTGAAATCTAGATGTATTTCTCACTTCCCAGTATTGTTTAACAGCACTAATACCATTGGGAAATGTAGAAGCTTCTAAGTCTTGATCAACAGTCAAATGAAGATGAGATTTGATTTTATTTAAAGAAGAAGGTTTGCGTACCGATGTTGGTAACACAAACCTTATATCATCTGTAATTTCTGCCGTCTTATTTAAAAACTTAATTGCAAGATTACCTCCAACACCATATGGAGGATTTCCTATAGCTAATGTAAACTTCACTGTTTTTCAACGACCACAAAGGTATTCTACTCATATTTAACCATTATGTCAAGTATTATGATATAGTTGCAATACCAGCCCATCCACCAGGAAGATAAACTTCAAGTCTATTATTTGTTGTATTGTAAATAATTGATCCAGAACCAATTCCAGAAGATGTCATTGTATTACGATTTGCTGTCGTCATTCTTGGTGGAAGAAGAGCTTCAAATCCACTTCCATTTGAAGTTAATGTGACAACTCCACAAAAAGTTCCAGTTGTATTAATTCCAAGTTCGATTCTAGTTTTTGATGAATTGTAAATTACACTTCCAGGTATTAATGCGAAAGGATCAACTGTGCGGGGAATCATTATATTAGACGCATGTGGATTGTCTAGCATATACTGACGTTGAGTGTCAGTAAGAACTGGAAGAATTAACGGACTGCCCGATGCACCCAAATCCATACAAGATCTGGGAACATGCGTATTAACTCCAACTCTGAATTGATAATTTTGATCATTTAATGATCTAGAATCGATATATTTTATGGTCTCAGATGTTGGATCATTTGGACCCCCAACAAAGGCTGCCGCTCCACCACTATATCCAATTACTGTCATTCCTCCGTGTACTTGGAGAGTTCCAAATTCAATATTTGGGAGATTAGTTTGTGCTGGTAGTGTTCCACCAAGATTAGGTCTATTATCATCCAATAATGATATTGAAGAAATAGCAACTTTTGAATTTGCTGATGATAGAACTAGTGAACCATCAATTAAAGTGTCACCTTTAACTGATAATGATGGATTGATGCTTATAGATGTCGTCAGACCAGGTTCTCCTGGGGATAGTCCGATAAAAACATTGTCCCTGAATGAAGAAATTCCACTTATGACTTGGAATGTTCCACCTATTGAAACAACAGAATTTGTTTTTAATTCCCAAAAAGTACTTATTCCTGATCCAGAACTAACATTTCCATTTAAAGTTCCATACAATACTGAACTGTTTCCATCAAATACAAAAGCATTTGTTTGACCTACTGTTACGATACCAGATATTCTTGCATTTCTAGATACTAACAAATCTCCAATAAGATCTAAACCTGCTTGTGGTGAATTATTGTTAATTCCAAGCTTTCCATCATGACCAATTGAAAGTAAACTTAGACCTTTATGAGAAATTCTAAAATATGAAGATGTATTTATCCCAGTTCCACTGGATAAATCTATAATTATGTCTCCAGATGAAGATTTATTCCCAAGAATCAAATCATCGGAATATGAAATGTATGCAGAATCATTTCCCATTCCAACAGAACGTCCAAATGAAACCTTAGACTGCAAGTCAGAAACTAATTGCAACTCTAAAGATTGTCCTGATTCTTTTATAATTTCAATATCACTAGATGGTCCAGTTGTTCCTATACCAATTTTCTTTGTATCAGAATCAACAAAGAATGTTTTAGAATCTTGCCCAACGGTGAGACTATTTTCTAATTTTACATCTTCAGTAACATTTAAGAATCCATTAACAACAACTTCATTTAGATTGGAGTCTAAAATTAATTTTCCAGTTCTTGTTGAAATAACAGTTGCTCCGGCAGATCCAATTGTTACTTCATTTACATATGCCTCAGAAAAAGATTTATTAGATGCCCCAAGATATGCACCTTTGTCATTATCGGGAAGAATTCCAATCTCTAATGTCGAAATACCAACAAAATAAGATTGACCTTTGACTGTAAACTTATCTTTTACTTCTACTAAACCAGTGCTAGAGTTTAAAGATAAATCACCACTTCCTGTACTTACTTCATTATCAGATCCGACTCCAACCCTAACGTTATCGACATATAGATTTCCAAATTTCAGAGAAGAATTTCCTAAAGAACCATTTTTATCTGAATTTGGAACTAAGTTGCCCTGTACAGTTGTTATTCCAGTAAAATAAGAATATCCAGTTACTGTTAGATTATCATCTATTGTAGTAAATCCTGTTGCAGAATCTAAAGAAAGATTTGTGCTTTTTGTATTAATCTCGTTACTTGCACCAACACCAATATTTACATCTCCGGCAAATACACTGGAAAAATATTTTAAATTTGATCCAATAGAAGCACCATTATCAGTATCTGGAAGAATACTTTGATTGACGGTCAAATTATTTTTTACGGTCAAATTATTCTCAACCGTTACTTCCCCCGTTGAAGAATCTAAAACTAAATTTTCAGATGTTGTATCAATTACATTCGTATTTGAAACTGCAATTCTAACAGAATCTAAATAAATTCCTGTCGAAGTAATAATACCCGTAGAAAAAGAACCAGAAGTTAAATTTACAACATGAGCATTAGTTGCTGTCAAGACACCAACAGTAGCAGCAACACCAGTGATACTTGAAACAATTCCTGTTATTGAATTGAAGTTTCTAATAGTTCCAGCAACACCAGTAATACTAGTAATAATACCTGTAGTACTATTCAGAGTTGCAATAGTTCCAATTCCGATGACGGCATTAGTTGCTGTCAAGACACCAACAGTAGCAGCAACACCAGTAATACTAGTAATAATACCTGTAGTACTATTCAGAGTTGCAATAGTTCCAATTCCGATGACAGCATTAGTTGCTGTCAAGACACCAACAGTAGCGGCAACACCAGTGATACTTGAAACAATTCCTGTTATTGAATTGAAGTTTCTAATAGTTCCAGCAACACCAGTAATACTAGTAATAATACCTGTAGTACTATTCAGAGTTGCAATAGTTCCTATTCCACTTATATTAATGTTTACTGGAAGTCTTGATGCATTTAATGTTCCCGATGATATATTAGAAGCATTTATTGATGTTACTCCAGCTCCGGAACCAACAAAAGATCCAGCTGTTAGAATTCCAGTTGCATTAATATTTCCAGTAGAATTAATTCCTACACCCACTTCTCCTAAGGTTGGATTACCACCAACTTGAAGATAAAATCTTGGTATTGTGGTTCCAATACCGACAGTTCCTGCAGCATATATGCTGGAATATCCTGCTCCAACTCCAGGAAATACCGCCGGATCTACGTCCACCCATTGAGAAGTTGGAATATTATATAAACCAGCACCATCACCAAAAAATTTAGCAGATATTGAACCAGTGTTACCTATAATTGTAATACCAGTTCCTATATTAACTTGTGAAAAAGTTGCAATACCTGCATATAAAAAATTAGTTGTAGTAAGACCACTTACAGAAACATCACCATAAACATCTAAATCTGATTTCGGAATTGTTGTTCCAATTCCAACCAAACCTAGTGAATTAACTAGAAAATTATCCTCATCAACTTGTACTCCATTTCTGAAGTTAAATGACTTATTATAATTTGCCATTTCTTAGACTTTTTAGTTATTTATCAGCTAACTTTTGCTCTAGTTTTTCTACCTTATCTGCAAGTTCTTTAATAGCTTCAATAAGTAATGGGACAATCTTTTCATACTTAACAGTCAAGTAATCATTATTTGCTGGAGCAGGAGAAACTGCTTCTGGAAGAACTGCTTGAATCTGCTGTGCCGAAACACCAACATGTGTTATTTTAGTGCTGAATCCAAGTGTAGAACCAATTTCATTAAAGTTATATGTAAATCCACTCAGAGACAGAACTTTTTCAAGGGCATTTTCAAGTGGTTTGATATTGGTTTTAAGTCTTTCATCGGAAGCAAATGCAGTTATATCACCAGCCGAAGATAATGCACCAACGCTGAGAGTTGTTCCATCAAACGTTAAATTAGCAGATGTTGCTGTAGTATTAGATGCACTATTATAAAGAACTCTACTTGCACCGCCGACTACATTACTGGCAGTTGTTGCAGTAGTTGCATTTCCATTAAAGGTAGCTGCCGTAACTGTTTGTTCAGCTGCATTAATTCCACCAGCACTAACTGTTAGTCCACCAGCAGTAACCGTTAGTCCACCTTTAGTAACCGTTAGTCCACCATCTGCTACAGTAAATCCATTACTTACTGATATTGAACCATTAACTGATGTAGAATCAGTATTTTCATTTCCAAGAGTTGTGTTACCATTAACACTTAAAGTACCAGAAATAGTTGTATTTCCAGTATTCGTAGCAACAGTAAATCTAGTATTATTGTTTCCATCAATAATTGTGAAATTCTTATCAGTTCCTTTGATATTTACATTATTATTAAATGTCGATATTCCAGTTATATCTAAATTTTGATTTACAGTTAAACTATCATCAATTACAATAGTTCCACCGGCAGAATCAATCGTTAAATTGCCAGAAGAAGTATCAATTTCATTATTACCACTGACGCCAATTTGAACATTATCGATTGTTGCTCCATTATTAGCATCGAGAAGACTATTGAATGTTGTTATTCCAGTAAAATACGAATATCCAGATACTGTTAGGTTATCATCAATTTCGGTAAACCCTGTTGCAGAATCTAGTATTAAATTACCATTTCTGGTATCAAGTTCACTTGATCCAGAAACTCCAATTTGTATTTCATTAATGTGTGCTAATCCAAATGCAAGTTGATTTGTTCCAAGAAAAGCACCCTTATCATTATCTGGAACAAGACTATTATTCAATACAACTTGGTCTTGGAATGTTGAGATTCCAGTAACTGTAAACAAATCATCAATAGTTGTTTGATTTGCATTAGATTGTAATTTTAGACCTCCTGTTGCGGTATCAATTGTATTATCATCAGTTACCGCGATTCTAATTTCACCGACGTGTGCTTCGGAGAATGGAAGAGATTCAGTTCCAAGATAAGCTCCTTCATCTGTAAGTGGAACTAATCCAGTTTGAACTGTTGCTATTCCAGTAAGACGGGTATTTCTCTTAACAAGAAGATCATCCGTAACTTCAAGGCTATCAGTTACTGAAACAATTCCAACCTGGGATGTGAGAACTAAATCACCAGTCCAGGCATTAATTGTTCTGTCGGCAACCTCTGTCCCCCCAGGAACTCCTTCTGTTGCGATTCCAATTCCTGCAATCCAGGCAGAAGCCCATGGTTTAGAAGGACTACCTAGATAAGCATCTTCCAGATTATCAGGAACTAGACCACTATTAAATGAAACTTCATTATTGAATGTTGCAATTCCAGTAACATTCAGATTACCTCCAATATTAACATTCTTAGAAATACCAATTCCACCTTTTGTAATAATAGAACCAGTGTTTGTTGAATTGGAATCTATATTACTGTTTTGCTTTAATAGATTTCCGAGAATTAATTCACCATTAATTTTAACTTCATCATTCATAATGATGTTTTCATTAAAGGTTACTGGTCCATCAAATTGAGATAGGATTTGCTTGGATTTTCCGCCTTCAACAAGAATTCTTTCTTTAACAATAACTTCATCGAATACAACAGATAATCTTGATGGATCTTGGCCAGTTACAGTCGCAATCGGAATGTCATAGGTCTCTTGTGTTCCGGAAGATGCGGAATATTTGGTATTTCCAATGAAGAAATCCCCATCACTATTCATACCAGTGTAAATAACCTGTCCGGCAGATTGTTCTTGTGATTGTGCAAGAAAATCTTCCCTATCCGTTAGAGTCTTTGTTTGGATTTGTGGAAGACCAGTTGAATAGTTTCCAGGTCCATATCCAAGATATTCGAATGTATGCCCAGAGGCACGTGCTACAGATGGTCTACGGAACTCAATTGGTAAAACATTAATTTTTTTAATTAATGAACCTTTTTCATGACTGATTCTTCTTGTTCCAAAGTACCCACGAATAGCTGAAATTTTATTATTTCCACTACCACTAAGAGTACTACTAGATACTCTCATAATTTCTTCGCCAATTTGGATATAAGATCCTATTGGGAATCTGAATACAGTTGCAATTCCAACTCCACCTTGTCCATCATTTGCAATAATAGAGAATGTTGAAATATTAGAAGAAGATTCTGTTGTTAAATTCTCATTAAGAATAGCAGATTCATTAGCATAAAGTGATACCCCTCTACTTGCAAGATTTTCTCCTCCTGCTGCCGAGAATAAATCATTTGCCGAGAATCCATATTTTAGTATTCTGCTAGCAGAAAAACTAACATTTGACCTGATTATAATTGTATTAATTCCCACTGTTTGGGAAACAATATAATCTCCAAGGTTATTATTTGAATTATCAATTATTTTAATTTTATTACCAATAGTTAATCCATGTGCAGAAGAACATGTTACCGTGCTAATACCTACCTGTTCATTATATTGAATGGAAGATATTAATGTAGATGGAGCAACATTAAATAAGTATTGACCTGGATAAATTACAGGATCACCTGTCGTTCTGGCAATGGCGATTGATTTGCTGGAAGGAACACTTACAACTTTAAATAAGCAATCAGATGCTGTTCCAATACCAGTGAACTGAATAGAATTATTTACAGGAGATGATATTACGGAATTTGAAATAGTTACTGTTGACCCAGCATATCCATTAACCTTTAACGTTTGACCAGCAATATATCCAGATCCACCATCCATAATCTGAATGGAAGAGATTATACCACCAGAAATTATAACCTTTGCCGTTGCTCCATTCCAACTATCATCAGAATTTAAAAGTCTTACATTGTAAAATGTTCCATCAGTATATCCAGATCCGGAATTAATTGAAGAAACTGCAACAAGACCACCAAATCCGTGCTCAAGAGAAGTTGTAATTGTTGTTACTCCAACAGAAGTTGGGGAAATATTTTGAACTTTTGGAGATGCATATAGTTTTTTTAAGATAACATCTAATGTTTCTCTTGTTATACTTTTTTTCAGGTCATTAGTTACAACATCACCTACAGGGAATCTTTTAGCGAAAGTTGATGCTGCTGGTGGGTTATCATCATAATTATCTCTATCTAATTGTGGATAGAGATTTACAATATTCTGCCCATACTTATACTCAGTAAAATGTTCTGGAACTGCATTTTGTGCATTAAGAACATATAAATGATAAATTCCATCCTGTACAGTGTAATCATACTTACTAATAACATCAGATCTATAGATGAAAAGATTTGATTTCAGATCATTTCTTTCAAATCTAGGTAGATTGACATTTCTTGAGGATGTTCCCGAGAAAATACCAACGTTGTGCTCTAATCCGTCATTATCAACTGCCGAATAGACAAACTTTTTATCACTAGGAACGCTAAGAACAGTAAAATCTCCATTATATCCAGAAACCCCGATTCCTAATAAATTTTCAGAAGATTTAACGTTCTTAATAAGAACTCTGTCTCCGATATTTAACTTGTGTGGTTTTTCTGAAGTAATTTCTATAGTTCCTGGTCCAGATCCAAGAGGATTAGGAATATAAGTACATGTGCTGATATATTTTGGATTTCTATTGAAGTAAATGTCCGTTTCGGTAATTGAAGTCAGACTAAATTCAGATTCTGTAAGAGCTCCAGTCGTACTTGATTCTTGAATTACAAATCCTTCTGATGGATCTTTTGCATTTGGTACATCTTTTGGGATAACAAGACGAACTTTATAAACTTTATCATCAATACTTCTATCATCACCAACTCTCTTAAAGTAAGTAACATCCGTTCTTGGTTCTTCGAATCCAACTACTCCAAGTTGATTAATTGAATTATAAACTTCATTATCCCTTTCAACATGGAGGAACCAATTATTTTTATTTGGGTCAAATTGAATTGGAGATCCAGCTTCTCCAGAATCAATATTGGATACTCTACTTAAAATTCTTAGTCTGGTTCCACCATATAGAGGTAAAGCAATTCCATTAGAAGCGTTTGTAAATGAAGATGCTACTTTTATTTTATTACTATATCCATCATTTACTGGTATTGCATAATATACCCTATCTTCAACTATCCCTTCAGGAAGATCTCCATTTTCACTTACGATAATTATTTTTTGTCCTGTCTGTAACTTATGGTTTGGCGAAAGCACTAGATTTTCATATGGAGGTTCAAATGCAGTTTGTGTGACCAAATACTCCATAACAGATGATGTATTTCCTTCAATAGAAACTACTCCATTACCAAGAACATTTTCAGACATTAAGATTTTTGCACTTTTCGTAGTGCCATTTGGAAGATCCAAATAAATCCTATCATCTAATCTAGCACCAACTCGATATCCTTGAATAAGATTCGGTGGAATATTATCTCTTGTATTAAATCCAAACAAATAAAGATGACTAGTAATTCCTACAGATGTTGTTAGACCAACATCAATAGAAAACCAATCAATATTTCTTTCTGTTGGAGGTATATATTTTGGTGTAATAATTGAAGTTATATATCCAGTATCATCTTTGGAGAATGCTTCTTTTTTAAATCCATTTGCAACTACGGCAATTTGACCAAAGTTAGAGTTGGAGTTTGTAATAGAAGCATCACCGCCACTTTGAGAATCAAAATGGCGAGTAAATCCGATTGCAAAAACAGAAACTATCTGAATAAATGCATCATTTGATAATTTAATATGACTTGTTTCCCAACCTGTACGATACATTGCATTGGGATCTAAGTGATAAACTCTATTGTTATCAGTAGAGGCTGATCCAGATGATAGTAAAGAACCAGTTACTTTTGATATTGGAATACCAGAATAAGTTCTTGTGACTGGATCATACTTGACAAATGCGCGGTCATCTTTTTGTAGAGAAACACCAGTAAACTGGGCGACAACCATTGAACGGAAACCAGATGCTTTTCTACCATCTGCGTGCATTCCATTAAGACCCCATACAGAACGGAGAGAGCAGTTAAAGACGTATGGTGATGCGCCTTTTACCGTATCAGTTTCAATTGTAACTGTTGCAGAACCGGATGGAGATGCTGGAAGATTATTTCTTACAAATGGTAAAATATATGTGAAATTTTTATCATCGATAACTGAAGCAACTACAGTAGAAACATTATAGTCTTGTACATTGAGACCACGAATTTTAATTGGGGTTCCAACTGTCAATTCATGACTTTCAATAGTTGTTACTGTGACAATCGGACTTGGAGTTGCTCCATCACCAGAAATAATATTTGTAATGGGTACAGGATCTTCTGCAAATGCACCAACAATTTCCCATTCTGCTCTTTCTTTTGTAAATGCCTTTGGTGCCAGAGGATATTTTTGAGCTGCTGGAATTTGTCTTCCAGAACCTTCGTTGAAAGCTTGAGAAAGCTTTGCATAATACATATCGAGATCTGTAATCTCATATCCCGTAGGAATATTAACACCATCCGTATATTCAAAACATGTTAATTTATGGTGTGAGAATGTTGGTGTTGCTAAATTACCAGATCCAGCACTAAAAATTCTAGGATCGGTATATACTAAACTATTTTCATCAGCATCAAAGAAAGTAAACTGCCAAAAGTAGCATTGTCCAGTAAGTCTAAAAATCGCAGAGTTTCCTGCTAATTCATCAGTTGGATTTGGAACATATTTTGGTCTAATTTTTGTTTTTCTAAGGTCTAGACCAACAATTGAAGTTCCACGTGGAATGATTGCTCCACCATAAATGCTATTAAATTTATAAAGAACATTGTCTTCCTGACTTAAATCAAAGTTAGATTCTAAAGTAAGTGTAAATTTACTGGAAGCTGGAGATGTAACATCCCCATTAGGTGCCACGGCACTTGCAGTAGATGTTCCAGTTTTGCGAATACCAAATCCAGGTCTGTTATCAATTATATGCTCGCCTGGAAATACAAGAATAGTTGTTCTACCATTATAATCATTCTCTTCACCAATAACAAAAGAAAATCTAGAAGCCTCAATTAATGCCCTCTGAATTGTTTTAAAAGGCTTTGTGAGAGAATTACCTTGATTAGTGATACTGTCAGTTGCATCAAGATCATTTGAGTTTACATATAGAATTCTACCTTCATAATTTTTGATAAAATTCTCTAGTTTATTAAGAGGCATCGGATTATATGAACCAATTTATTTCTTGTTTTATTTATTCCATTAAATCTTCTTCATCATATTCAAACTCTAATTCTTCTGGCATATCTTCAGGATTTTCTAACTCTACTGGAAATAAGCAAGGATGTACTTCTTCATCTATAAGATAGAAAGAATTTCTGTATAAGTCTTCTGGTTCAAATGTGCGATTTTGATCTGCTGCTCTACAAAGATCTAAATCATACAAATGCCCATCTGGTAGTTCATCAAATGTGAAGGGAACATGATTGATAAAATACATCTTCACAATCATACTGCCATTATTATACCAGCAGTATGCATGGTCGATACGATAAGACATAGGATTCACTCCCGTATCTTATATTTATTTTTATGCGAGTAGGGAGACTTGAACTCCCACGGGGTTGCCCCCAACAGATTTTAAGTCTGGTGTGTCTACCGATTCCACCATACTCGCTTGTGAGACCATTATAACTCAAAGAGTTCTAACGGTCAAGTGCAGGTTGTGGGGATCGAACCCACCTTAGCCGAATTATGAGTTCGGTGCTTTCGCCAGAGAGCTAAACCTGCACGATGGGAACAGCGGGAGTTGAACCCGCACTAAGCACTTATAAGGTGCCCGCTCTAACCATTAAGCTATGCTCCCATAAAACCCCGAAAATCAGGGTGCTTCGTTGTTTAACTCAGTGTGTATTCGTATGAGTTCCTCATCTGCGGGCATCATCACTGCTGCCTGCCCGTTCTCATTGATGATACCTAAACGCTCTCCGTTTTCTACTCGTTCCATCAATTCGTCAAATTTTTCTTGAAACTCTTCCACTGTGAAAACTTCCATCTGGTTGTTTGTCGATATTTATATTATAACATCATTTCCCATAAACTGCAAGGTCTGCATATTGAATTTGTTCTGGATTAAGATTTGCAGTAACAACTTCGAGAACGTTCATGAACTCTTCGGTATTATCACACTGTACAGTTTTAGTATTTCCCTCATCACTAAGAAGGAGAAAAGACTTGGTGCAGATATCAATTACAATGCCCTGTACGCATTCAGTGTTGCTGCTCATTCGGTGTTCCGTTGATTACCCCCATATTATAGGGGGTCTTGGCACCCCTGTCAAGGGGTCTCACCCAAGAAGTCCATAGCGATTTTTTGAGGCATTAAATTTCTGCTGAATTTCATCATCAGTATATGCCTTGCTATAAACTTTAACCACAGAAACAGAAATATTGGAAAATGTATTATAATCTGTAAATTTAGATATAGACACAGAATTAGAATTGCCAACTGATAGATTTCCGTAAAGACTACTGTAAGTATTACTGAGAACTCCATTTAAATAAATCTTAGTATTGTTTGCTCCATTTCTTACAACAACACCATGATACCAAAGTCCATTTGTAATTTCTGGACCAACTAAGCTAGAATATGGACTAAGTGCAGTAGATCTTGTGGAATATACAAGTCTATTCTTAGGTATCACTTCACCAGTGGTTAATACTTGTTCATGGAAATTATCATAAGTTACATGTAAAATATTACCAGTTGAAGATGTTGGAAGTGTATCAACAATCACATTAGTTATACTTGACGGTGGACCATTCACTCTAAACCAAGTTTCTATAGTCCAATCTCCAGTCCCAATTATAGTGGAAGATTTTGTAACTGTCTGAGCATATTCATCAGATCCATTAAAAGTAAGGAATCCTCCATCAGAATATTCATAAGATGCTGGTGAATTTGTTGGGAATAAAGTTGCATTTAATCCATTACCACTTAGATCATTCCAAGAAGTTCCAATACCAGAGTAAGATTCAGAATCAGCGACATCTAGGTATAAAACTAATCCATCAACGCTGATAGTTGCATTAGGAGCAAATTTTTTCACTGCTTCTATTGCAGATATGTTTTTAGTTTTTCTTGCTTTTACTCGATTTTCAATTCTATTCATTCCCCAAGAAGCCAATTCCTTTTCTGATTTATTTTCTTTTATTGTGTTTAAATCAGATCTTAAACTGTCCCTTTCTTTTCTTAATGAAATAATTTCATTATAAATTGATGTTATACTATTGGCAATAGAAACACAAATTGTTCCAGTAACTGATGTATTTGAAGCGTTTGGTGTGACACCGGCACCATCATAATAACGATATGGTAAAGCACTTATAAGTCTTGCATTATGATCTAATGGTTCTGTAGAAATATCAAATCTTCCAGATCCTATATTTGTCCCACTACCATCTGTTCTCAATCCAGTTACTGTTCCATCTTTATTTTTATAATAAACATTTTCTGGTAAATTTTTATATCCATATCCAGCATACTCTGGTGTCATAATATAAATTGTATCTGGTTCAAAAACGTTTTCTGCACCATAATCTTTGTTTGGTCCAGCCATTTTTGGATATATTTTTATTCTTTCAACTTCACCATTCATAGTGACAGAAGAACTATAAGATGATGTGATTCCAGTGTTTGGTGCCTCACTATGTGCAATTCCAGGCCAACAATTTCCATTTGTTGCTAAAATTGAGAGATTAACTATCTCTTGTTTCTTTGCATTGATTCGAGAATTAAATTCTAAAATTTTATTATCTACGTCTTTGCAAAATTCTTGTAGTGTTTCTGCTTTTTTTATTATTCCAGATCTTTTGGATTGATCAATACTCCCATCAACTAAATTACTCTCCTCTTGACCAACTTGTTTTTTCCAAGTTCCATTAGGTGACTGAGTAATGCTTGTTCTTTCTATAAGTTTTGGAGCCCTAACATCACTTGGATTATCTAAACATCCATCTAATTCATTTTGCTCTTCACTTAGAATATCTACAACTTGATTTTTTAAACTTTCATCCATTATTGTATATCTTCAATTTTTTTTATTTATTTTCTTTAAGAATCTTTATTTCAGTTTTCAGTTCTTCTATCTGTTTCTGTTGTTCTTGAACGGCAGAAATTAAAATGGGAACAATCTTTTCATAACGAATTAATTTATAAACTTCATCATACATTTTTTTCTCTCCAATTAAATCTGGAGCAATTTCTTCAACTTCTTGAGCGATTAAACCATATTGTCTTTTTACTTTCCCAGGATATCCATATTCATCATCTGGTTCCCTAAATTCTTGTAAAAATGAAGTTGGACACAAGTCTTCTCTCCAATCAAAACGAACGGGATTTAATTCTAAAATAATTTCCAATCCATTTTGAAAAGGTTCAATATTCTTCTTCAAACGAGCGTCAGACGTAGCATCTGGTTCTGTGGAAATTGGACGACCGTTATAGAACCATCCACCATTAAGTAATCCCTTGGCAGCACTTAGAGAATCTGATGGTGTAATATTTTCATATGATGGGACAACATCAACCAAAAGACCATTAACTTGGTTTCCAAGTGCAGAATATGATACATCTAAGGCTCCTAAACTAATATCGGATCCAATAGTTGAATCAACTCCAAAAAGATTTCTAACTCCAGTTAAAACTTCAAGGCCAGTAGTATTAATTGATAGTGGTGAAGTTACTGATGGTCCAACAACTAAAGATGCCGAAAATGGAGTTAAGGTTGCTCCCTGCCCACAATGCAACTTATGAATTGATGCCGACCCTGGTTCCCAAAATCCTTGCGGAATAATAAGAGCACCGCCAGAAATTGGTGATTGAACTTCTAATTGAGAACAGTTTAAATAATCAAACATTTTATTTACAGGTTTGAGATAGACTTGTTAGAAGTTGTGCCCAGTTTCCTGCTAACAATGCCTGCAATGTACTTGCAGAGGAAACTGCACTTCCTTTAAAAATTTTTCCAGAAATTCTAAGATTACTATTAATATTAATACTTTTTGCAGAAACTAAACACATTGTTCCAGCAGCAAGTCTCATTTCACCACCAGTTGCAAGAGTTACTTGTCCATTCGAATTTACGATAAAATTACCTTGACCATCTTCACCAGAAGTCACAAAATATATGTTTTTTGCAGAAAGGCGAATATTTCCATTACTGGCGACTAAATCAATGTCCCCATTTGCCGCACAAATAGTTCTTGCAGGATTATCTTTTTGCTCTGGATCTAGATTATGACCACATGTTTCTCTATAAGTTCCTTGGATATGCTCGACTTTATTTCCATTTTTTCCATAAACAACATGATTACCAGCAGATGTCATGATAGTTAAATCACGACCATCATCTTTAGATTCTGGACCTAAAGGACCACAATGTATGAGAGCATGTGTATTATCTCCAAGTGTGTAGTCTGGTGCTGGTCTAGTCATTTAAAAATAATTCTATAATGGATTATTTATTGTTGCTCTAGTGGTTCCAACACAATCAACAACCTGAACAAGTTTATTTGGGTCAATTGTTTGAATTTTCATATTTCTTAAAAATTCATTTAATGGTATAAATTTAAGCCTGGTTCTAAATTCCGCACCCAGTCCAGTACTACTTTCAATAGATAATCTTGGAATTGTTGTAAATCCGTAACCAGGAGAAATAATATTAATACCAACAACTTGTCCTATTTCATTTGTTTGTAGCTCAAATTCGGATCCATTATTTCCACCATCAACGGATACCATATCTCCAGGAGTATATCCTATTCCCGTATTGATAATATCAACTCCTATGATAGTAGAAACCGCATTATTATTACCAGTTCCTGAAGTATCATTATTTTGCTGAATTCCACCATCAACAACATCTTGAACAGCGCCATCACCATCACCACCATCTTCGCCATCTTCATCTTCACCATCTTCATCTTGATCACCATCTAATATAACAGATGGTTTTAGTATATAAACACTAACACTTTCAGTATCAGTCTGATTTGCTGTAGGTGCATTTGAATTTGTCGCTGTTAATGTATAAATGTTTGTTCCATTTCCACCACCAGATGGAAAACTATAATTTGAAGGTATTACGACACTTACACTTCCATTCGAAGGTAAACTACTTAATCCATCAACATTTAATGAAACTGATGTTGAGTTTAGTGATTGCCATGTCAGATTAATAATATCTCCAGGATTTACAGACGTTGGTGATGCTGTAAAGCTTACAATTTCTGGAGGTGATGTGTTTATTTGTAAATCTGTTGATGTGCCAGCTTTTAAAACTGTTAGAATAAAAGTTCTAGTTGTTTGTTGTGGAGTTGAATCTAAATTTATTTTAGTTGCTGTTAAAGTAAAAGTTTTTGTTGTTGAATCTTCACCAGGACTAAATGTCACATCATTTACTGTTACGGGAATGATTACTTCACCAATCAATGGTAGAGTTTCATATCCAGGAACATCAAGAGACACTGTATCCGTATTTGATACATCCCATCTTATTGATACAGAATTTCCAACAACTAATGGATTAGGGGAACCAAGAAATGATGATATAACCGGCGCTCCTCCATTATAATTATCACTATAGTCACTACCATCATCTGTTATTACTATTTCAACGACTTCATCTTCATTATCTCCATCTTCACCTAAAATTGCATATCCAGAAGCATTAACACCACAACCAGCAGGATCAACAATTGAGACAAATGGAGGAGATTTATAACCACTTCCACCACTCAGTAAATTCGCACCAACGACCTGTCCTATTTTATTTACAACTGTCTGTGCAACTGCTCCAGAACCACCACCACCGAAAAGAATAATTTGAGGAATTCCACATTCAAATGTTCCGGTGTAACATTCTCCTGGAGATTGTGATGTATTCGAATCTGGTCCGAAGAAATCATCTAACCACTCGTTTGCAGTTTGAGTGATTTCTCCAACAAAAGTATCAGAAATACCAAAATTAAATTTATTAAAATTATCAATTGCTGTTGGACTTACACTACCATTTAAATCATTGACGAATTCTTGTAATACAGGACAATCTGGTTGTCCACATAAAAATCCTTGAAATCCTAGGATTGTGCTAATTGCACTACTAACAGAACCACTAATTTGTGCAACACCAGATAAGATGTCATTTATTTGATCAAAAATAGGCTCAAGAGCAGAATCGATCTGATTAACTAATTTATTGATTAATGCATTTGTCCACTGTTCTATAGCACATAGTGGTGCATTAATAATTTGACCGATAAGAGAATATACAAAATCTCCAACCAAATCAAATAATCCTTTTATAATTTTTTCAAATGCACAAAATAGTTGATCAAATATTGCCTCACCCAATGATTCTTTAATTGTTTTTAATAGAGGAGGTAATAATTTTTCTAAAGCAGTTTCAATTAATCCTTTAATTTTATTAAAAATCCAGTTACGAAGTCTTTGAATAAGAGTTTTTAAAATTCCAGTTATTGCAGAAATTATAGATCGAATTTTTCCTTGTAATTTTTGAATTTTATTAATTGTTCCCTGAACGTATACATCATTAAATTTTTGAACGGTTTTTAATATTTCAAATAATTTTTGTATATTGTGATTAATTCCACCTAATATTCCTTCTCCACACGGATTACCAACATGCCATTTCTGATTACTTAGTTCATAAAATTGTATATTACCAATCGTATCCCATTTTGTTTGCAGTATTCTAGCATCACCGGAAAATAAATCAGTACCATTCAATAATGAATTTTGATCATAAAAAAGATTATTTAAATCAAAATTAATTGCATTTGGTAACTTAGAATTGTCTGCCATTATTGTTCACTTTTATTTTCGTTTTCTGAAAGAGCTTGATGGTATATTCTTTTCTGGAGTTTTCTTCCCTTTTGGTGTTTTATCCCCTGATCCATATAAATTTGCTGGAGATGGTGTAATAGGATTGAAATAATTCAAAGTTTTTTTGAATTCAGTACATCCATTATTTACTTGTTCGGTCGCAGATATTTCATAAGTTGGATCACTTCTACCAAAAACACCTACAATATATGGTTTTTCATAATCATCATCTAAAAATAATCCCAAAACCCATTCACCACCAACAAGACCTGTTGATGTTCTATTTAGAGACCCATGAGAGGTTGGACGGAGGACAATTGCCCATGGTAAATCATCATCCTGTAATAGACCACATTCACTAGGATGATATCCAACTATTCTAACCTTAACTCTATCTCCCCATTTTTGAGCACTAGTTTTATTTTCTAATTGACCTAGGGGAATTTGTCCAATCCAAAATCTAGGAGGAGTTTTTCCAAAAAATCCTGGTTTAAACATTTAACTATTTCCCCCGCCAGTATATTTACCATATGTATCACGAACTAAAGTCATGTGTGTTGTTGATCCATATTGACCTTCTGGAGTAAAATGATGAGCTAGATGAACTATCAAATATTTTCCACTCAAAGTTTCATCAAAACTACCTTCGCTTTTATTCTCACTTGTTAATTTTCTAAAATTAATGTCCAAGTTTTTACCAGCCTGTAAATTTAGATTGCATGGAACAACAATATTTAATACCTGAGTAAACAATAAATTATATCTCATGATAGATTTTGCATGATATAATCTAGGATCATTATTGATGCTGGTGCTTAATCCAACTTCCATATTGCCGGTATCCAATACAAAATAATTTGTTCTAGTAAAAGCAGTAGCAGATTCAAATTCTTCAGAATATTCTGGTTTATTACCCATATATTCAAATCCAGTCTCAGATAGTTTTACATATATTTCATCATACTGAAATGTATATGGATTGAAAAATACATTTTTAGTTTTGTAGACTCCAGCTCTGAGTGCTGATAAAACATTCTGATTTTTTGTATGGTTATAATTCAGAATGTAGAAATTACTTTGTTCGGCGCGTGAAATTACATCAGTATAAGTATACGTTTGGACTGATGGAGATTTAACTAAAGAATCTATGGATTTAAAATTAAAATATTCTTTAGATTCCCAGAAGAAATAACCTGGTATTCCAGAAGAAGAAATAGATTTAGGTGCCAATGATAAAATAGTATCAAATGGACGTCTTGCACAACCTGGAAATGCATATGCATTTGAAGTTGATTCGACAGAAATACGAGAAGGTGGTATTTCTAATTCGTTTGTTAAAATTTGCCTAACAGTATTTCCAACATTATTATAATATTTTTTATACAATGTTTTATTTTCATTCTTGATTGCAGATTCTGAGGATAGATTGAGCAATACTACCTGCCTAGAAAATTCATCTTTAGGTGCAACAACTCCAGTCACATAAAGAGGATAATTACTAAAATCTAATGATCCACCAGATTCACTTCTTATAATTGCCTTAACTGTTTCTTTACCTCTAATTGGTAAAGATGAAAATACTGTTCCAACTCTTTCTTGAGTATCCTGTGTATTTTCTGCTCGAATACTATTGCCAGTATCAACAAAAGAAAGAGTTGCGGTAATATGTGGTGAAAATAAACTTTCATAATATGAAAAAGTCGTGGTCGCTAATTTAATATCAACTGATCTCGTATCATTTTCTATTAAAATCTGGTCATAAGGAGATGGACGAGTTTGTCTTGCCATTTTACACTAGCTCCCAGTTTGAAATATCTTGTGAAGAATCACTTTCAAGATAAACATATTCTTTTGGTCCTTTTACATATCTAGTTGTTGTTTTTGTACTTACAACAGGTTGTACTGCATATGCTATAATTGTATTTGAATCTAAACTATTTTTCATATCCAAGTTTCCTCTCTCTATTTTTGCAACATCAATAGAAGTATTTGCAGTGGCAGAAATCAAATTACTTTCTTTTTTTACTTTTTCAAGTCTATCGTAAAATTCATTTACAGTTATTCGTCTACCATTTTCATCAAAATATTTGTCTACTGCAAAAAGTCCATCTTTCCCCCTCACAAAAGTACCGACACCCGGAATTTTAACTTCTTCTCCACTTCCAGGACTAGAATTTATTACAGTTTTTAATCTATCCAAATCAGTTTGGTTAATAGTTGGTTTTGACGGTGGTTCTGATTTTTTAATTTTATCCAACGGAGTTGCTTTAGATCCTTTTGATAGATGTGCAACAAATCCTTTTGTTCCTTGTAACAATGCTCTATAACCAAATCCATCAGCATGATAAACAACTTGGCCAACTGGAATAGGTACATCTATACCAGATTTATGGGCAGCAATATCAACACCACCCCAAGAACTTCCCATACTTCTTGTCATATGAGCATTTTGTTCTTGAAAAATGTAATTACGAAGTTGTTGATCAGTTATTCTTTGATTTGGATCAATAGAAACACCAGCATTTGTAAAAGTAAATGCTTGTCTCCTTGCAATTAAAGCTTTTGCTACTCTAAATGCCGCTTGTCTGGCATCTATTAATCCTTGAGGAGTTCCATTATTTTCGGCTTGTAAAGTCTTTAAATTTAAAAGTTGAGATGGACCTATATGAAAATGTTCTCCAGTTACCCTACCTGTTTTTCCTTGGAAAGCAGTATTTGTTCCTATCAATTCAGTTGGTGTATATTGTGTAAGAACATCTGCCTCAACAAAAGAAGGAACTTGTGCTGGTTTTGTAATTTTTCCACGAGATCCTCCACGATTAAATCCGAATGTATGATTATGCCTAGATTTATCATCTGTCATTTCATCATTCCTCTGTTCGTATCCCTGATTTCTAAAATCTGGAAGGATACCAACAAACTTTGCAGCTTCAGATTGTTTTGATGAATCTAAAAGTGCTTGTGCAACAACATCCAATCCCTTTACAGATGCACCATTTCCTGGATATTTTTTAATATGTGCAATTGCAGTTTCTCTATCAACAACCTTTCCCCATTCACTATATCCACCAAATTTTCTCACTGGTTGATATTGATTTTCTGCAAGAATAACTTGTTTTGCAGATTGTCCACGATTTGCCATTCTATTGTAAATTGATTGTGCCACATCTGCGGCACCTTGTGGATTTGTATTTTCGTAAAGAGATATGAGAGATAGTAACCAAAAATCAGAAGTACCTCCAGTAACAACAGGTTCACCGCCAGGCGGTAGACCATTTCCACCACCATCAGTTGGTTTTTCTTTTTCACCCTTTCTACCACTTACAAGTTTAGTGAAAGATTTAAGATTTTTTGATAATCTTTCAAATAAATTATTATTTTCATTTTGTTGAGCTAGATTCGCTTCGGAAATCTGCGTATTTGTTTTAAAAAATCTAAATGAATTGACAGATTGTCTTGCTTTCTTACCTTTTGCAGTTCCTCTTGCAAATGTTCCTGAAGTAACTTTTGACTTAGTTGCTTCTGATGCAGTTCCAACATCTTGTTTTGTCTTTTGTGATGTTGGTTGAACTGTTCCTCCTTCAGCAAAAGACTGAATCGGAACTCCTGGTTGTGGTTGATATGGATTATTAAATCTGTTTATTGGTTGTGGTTGCCCGGTTGTTGGAGCTCTTGGACCAGAATTAAATCTTGAAATATTTTGCTGTCCTTGTTTAATAACTTGCGAAACAGACCTACCTTTTTGAACCGCAGCTTTACCACCACCTGCAATAAAACTAGAATAATTTGGACTACTTACAGTTGGAACTTGAGGTGAAGATGTTGCATTAAAAACAGAAAACAAACCATTCATCAATTTATCGATAATATTAAGTTCATTATCAAGACTATTGATTCCTTCATCAACTTGTTTACGTTCAGTATTCAATTTTTCTTGCTGATTCGGTGTGATCGAATTTACTATTTTTATAAATTCCATGGTTATATCACCAAGAAATTTAAAAAGTTCTTTTACAGCATTTATTATTTGTGGATTATCCTGAAAGAATTTTTTTATTCTTCTAATTATTCCTGGTAAAGCATTCACTAAAAATCCTACAAAAATAATACCAAAAAATTCTTTAATCTTATCAAAGATACTCATTGGACCAGACATTATTTTATCTTTAATACTAGATAATGCCTTTCTAACTGTAGATGATTTTTCTAGTGTTTGTTCTTTTAATGATTTTTTTTCTTGTTCTTGTTGATTTTTTATAAAAGTGCTTTCGTTTAATCTTAGTTTTCTAAACTGTTTATTATTTCTAATTAAAAGACTATTGATTTTACTGGCGTTAATTTTTAACTTTTGTAGTTCTTTTGTTTCCATTTATCTTACCCTCACCTATTGTACCAACCCATAGGCATTTGCAGCATATGCAATATAATTATTGCTGCGATTTGTAGAATACACATCTGGGGGAGATGATGCATCAGAAACAGATTTCTGTGCCATTTCTCCACCAGATGATTGTGAAACAATTGGTGGAAGAGAAAATGGCGCAATTGAAACATTTGGTTTTGATGCTGGTTTAAGAGCATAACTTTTTTGTGGTTGTTTAATTGGTGTTATAAATGAAGTTTCAGGTCTGAATGGTTCTACTTTTACTTGGGTTGGACCTGAAGGTTGTGAAGGAATAGATGGAGTTGGTTCTGAAATTGGTTGTATTGGTTGCTCTGTTTGAGTTTGGGTGGGTCGTGGTGCAGGAGCAGGTTGTGGTGCAGGAGCAGGAGTTGGAGAAGGTTGAGAAACTTGTCCCCCATCAGCGGGCACTGATCCAGTAAAAGGTTCTGGTGCTTTTGTAGGTCTCCCTGGAACTTGTGGTACTGGTGGATTAACATCTGATGGTCCACCTCTTCCTGTCCCTTCTTGTGGAGGAATATTTCCAATCACTGGTGGAGTAATTTTTACACCAGCATCCTTAATTTTTTTATTTTTTTCTTGATTAATTAGATTTTCTAATTCAGAATTTAAATCATTTAATTGATTGGAAAATTGGAAGTTAATTTGTCTTTGATATGTATTATTTTCTTCTTGTTTTTTAATTGCATCTGTGAAATCATTCCACATTGTCGCGCCATTATCATTAATGTCTTTCAGAAGTGGTCTCCAACGCATTGCTTCACTTGCCCTGACAACTTCTTCTCCAGGAGCAAGCATTGCTGGGACACTGTCAACATTTCCAGGTCCTGTTCCTCCAACAGTTCCACCTTGAGATTTACCAAGAATTTGAGGTAGTCCAGCAGCGCCTCTTCTACTAAATCCTTTTACAAGTGAATCTACAGTTACTCCCAATAGGTCTGCCAGTTCTTCAAGATTATTCGCCTTTATTTGAATTCCTCTTTCTTTTTTGTAAATGTCTATAATTCTTTTAACTAGTTGGGATTCAGTCTCCTTACCCAACATTCTTGACATTGCTTCTCTACTTAAAGTCGTTCCACTACGTGGAGAAGCTTTTTGTATATTTCTTCCTCCACCCGATAAAGTTCTAAATGCTTGTCCAGCTCTTCCAAAAGCACCTAACGTTGCAGACCCAGCAGTCATTTCCCCAGCAGGTCCTTCAAAAGGACTAGCCAATGCACCAACTGTAAGTGCTCCAAGACCTAATCCCAATGCACCATATCCAAGACCTTGTGCTAATGGGGTATTATACCACGGTGTTTGTTGAGGTGTAGTTAGTGGTTTTTGTCCTATTGGATTATTTGGACCTGGTTGAAATATTGGAGCAACAGGTATTGGTGGTCTTACTCCTCCTGGTGGAGTTGTCGGGATACTAATTGGTTGAAAATAAGGTGTAAATAATTTTACATATTGTGCAATTCCACCTGCTATACAAGCATAAACTCCCTTGCAGAAATCTGGAGTTCCAGGCCCAGGTCCCGGTCCACCACCTTTTGGACTTGTACCTCCACTAGGTGGTTTTGGTGGTTTACCCCAAACTCTTCGAATTAATTCAACAAGACCTTTAAGTCTTCTAACAAGATTTACAATCTTTATAATCGCACCTACAAGTTTTGCACCAATAAAAATACCAACTAACCACTTCCAATGATTTGTTAAAAACTTAAATACTTCAAGAAGCTTTTGTCTATTTTTTTCATCAGACAACCATGAAAAGGCAGCATTAACTAAAAATCCAGTTGCTATGGTTGTTAAAAACTGTATAATTCTATCAAAAATACTTTTTGCAGGAGCTGTAATCTTATCAAATGCGCCACGAATTAATCCAGAATCATTATTAATTGATTCTATTGCCTTTTCTTTCTGAACTGCCCTCTTCTTTAAAATAGATGTTCTTAAACTAGATAAAGATTGTTTTTTCTCAGTAATTCTTGATGCAAAATCCAAAGACAATTGTTTTTGGATTTCTACAAGAATTCTATTTGTTTCAACTAATGTGGAATATATTTGCTTATCTTTACTATTTTCACCAGAAACTATTTTTGTTAACGTCTTTGTTACATCTTGTCCCTGTTCTTTTTGTGGTTGAATTGGTTTAAAAAAAGAAAAAGGAGTAGTTTTTAATTGGGGTTTTGATTTTGAAACACTAGAAAAAATAGAGGAAGAAACTGTGTTTTTCCCTAACTTTGGTATTGATGGTGCGCTAAAGAATGGTTGTTTTTCTAATGCCACTTACTACTGTGCCTTAAGATTTTCCTCTTCAATATATTGTTGGAGTAAAGTAATATATACTTCCCTCTCCCATGGTATCATATTTTCTAATTCTGTCAAAGAATATTTATGATACTGCATCAAGGCAAAATTAGTCTTGAAATATGATTCAAGACTTGTATGTGACATTATTAACTGAAAAAACTTGCTAATCCCTCCAGAGTAACTTCACTCTCAACTTTAGTATTTGGATTTTTTACCATTAGTGTATGTGAAAGTTTAGGCATTGTTGTAAAGAAAGATTCAATTTCCTTAAACTGTTTTGTATTCATTTGTTCTATAAATTCCTGCAGTTCTTGCTTTGTACAATCCGATGCAGACCAACACTCGTCCTGATTATAAACCATCTCAATACAAGAAGTAATCATCTCTAAAGACTTATTTACATCTTCTACGGCTTCTTGAATTTCAAAATTATTTTCAACAAACTGTGTTATAGATGGATATTTCATTTTCATTGATAATGTATCATCTAATTTAATGATATTACTATGATTCGAATCTTTTTGAACTTTAATTGAATCTAAATCAATTTCTGTCTTAACCTGAGTTTCACCATCATCAGGACAAGTAACATTTACCTCTAAGCTTTCTCCAACAGATTTTGATCTAAGATTCAAGAACAAATATTCAATATCAAAAGTTGAAAGATCCGTAACTTTAACACCTTTTGTTAAAATACATTCGCTTAAAATTTCAACAATGGCATTGGTAATCTGTTTCATATCTTCAGATTCAAGTGCCATAATTAAAACCTTTTCTTCTCTAACTAGAAAAGGACGATATCTAATTTTTTTCCCAGTTGATGGAATCTCCAATTCATATGTTGGAGTATTAATTTTTGGTAAAGGCATGATTCCTAATACAATTCAGATGTGATTATTTATCACTGAGGTCCGAAGACTCCTTGGTCTACTAATTGTGCCAGAGTTGGTCTCCCGTCTTCCAAAGTGTATGAAGATGAAGAACCATCTTTGTTATAAATTTCGATCGCTTTAGAAAAAGCAGCTTCTTCTCTGAAAACTCTGTAACGATCATAATTCATAGTAACTGTCACTTTCATAATTTCTGCTTCTCCATACGCTAAGGGAATTGATGACATTGATTTTGGAAACGCATTAATTAATTGATATGTTAAAGATTGTGCTCCAGGAACAATGTAGTCCTTTTCAAATTTTTTAATATAAAATCCATCTAAATTTTTATAAAATTTAGGATAATTATATCTTCTATAATATGAATTTAGACGACTATCATATAAACTAGGTTCATTTATTAGATCACTATTTCCTCCAGAAATATAGTCCATCCATGCTTCAAAAAATGTAAGGATTGTATAATCTCTATTTACATAAAAAGAAAAATCAATATCCGTATTAATTCTTGTATGAGCAAATTCTTGAGGAACACCCATAAAATTGTCTTTTACTTCTGCCGTTGCATAAGTTGATGCTGGAAGTGTCGCATCTGCACAGGCAAACGAAAGAAGTCTTTGAAATTCACTGTCAAATGTGACCCCATAAACTGGTTTCAACGTTACATTATTTAAATGATTAATAAATGGGGTTTGGCCATTTTTATCTTTCCCCCACCCCTTATCAATAAAAACCTGATAATGATTTACCCTTGCAAGATTCCCCAAATATGCTGGGGCATTTTGCATTGTTAAATGTTGAATAGCAGGTATTGCCATCTAAATACTCTTATTGAGTCTTATTTATTAATATTTAGATGTCATATAAAGGAAAATATCAACCTTCTTTCCCAGAAAAATATAAGGGAGACCCAACAAACATTATATACAGATCTTTGTGGGAAAGAAAATTTATGGTTTATTGTGATTTAAATGAAAACATTATTGAGTGGGGATCGGAAGAGATAGCACTACCATATCGTTCACCAATAGACAATAGAATTCACAGATATTTTCCTGATTTTTATATCAAGGTTAAAGAAAATACAAATGAAATAAAAAAATATTTAATTGAG